TAAGGATAAGTCAAACTGCACATCAGCGTTTTCTAAAAACAGTGTTCCCATTAAATGCCGAGCATTAACATGAACAACATCTATATCCTTGACATTGCCAAAAGATTTAATTGCTAAATCAAAAAGATGGATTCCTATATTCATTGCTAATCCACCTGATTTAGCTTTATCCATTTTCCAAGAATAATCATACCAAGGGCCACGATATGTGTGATAATTGATATGTATTTGTGGATGAGCATCAGTATTATTATCGGCCAATATTGAATTTAAAGCAGCATATCTCATTTGAAGAATTGGATATACCCTTCGATTATATTTTTCTTCTAATTCTTGTAAACAGCTTAAATTTTTAGGATTCACGACCAATGGTTTTTCACAAATTACGTTACAATAATTCCTCAATCCCATTTGGACATATGATTCGTGTAAATAATTTGGAGTACATACTACTAAGCAGTCAATAGCATTATCCCAAAGAAATCGTTCAAATGGTTCTGGTTTTGTAAAAAATTTACACTTAGGGGCATATATATCTAATATGCCGACTGAATCATGTGGGTCCATAGCAGCTACTAATTCTCCGCCGATACTTTTAATCGCTTCCATATGTGTCGGGGCAATATATCCAGCCGCACCTACAATAGCAAATGTTTTCATATCAACTCCTTTAATACCCAATCGTATAATTTAAGACCTTCAAAAGCATAACCACGTTTATCGCCGAATCGTTTGCGACTTGTAGTTATCTCCGGACAGGAAGATAAAAACCAACGGCAAAATTGTTGTTTGAATCCTGGTTTGCGTCCCTGTAAATCGCACCAGGCTTTCCAAGCATCATATAACTGGTCCTTTAATACGTACTGCTTATCGTCAAATTCGCAACATTCATTAACAAAACTGGCAACAGGTGATGCCAACTCTTGAAATTGTTGTAAAGCTAACTTAGAACTCTCTGGTTCTAAAAACATACCTTTAGTATACAAATCACGCAGTCCACGTAAAGCAAAGTTGATTATTTTTCCTTCCGAAGCCTCTTTACGAAGTCGCCGTTTTAGTGTTCTATCTTCTTTTCCTACATACGAATTTGTAAACGTAAGTATATTGAGCCGTGGTTCCAATGCTCTGGCATGGTCCGTGAATGTGGGCAAATCATTCATAGCAATTGTAAAACGACATTTCAAGTGGACCATTGGCAGTTCTGTAATTCCCTTGCGATTGACAGATACGGCATCGCCGCCTGTTATGTGAAGAATTTTTTCCAAAACGGCATTGGCTTCTCCACTTCTTGGTGATTTAGCGTCGCCGATAATGGCGGCAAATTTATTAAGTAAAGGTTGGTATCCGAAAGAACCAGAAAGCGATTGGAAAGAAGTCTCACAACATTGTTGTTGTCCCAACATAGCTTGCATAGTTTCGAGTACAGTGCTTTTCCCACTTCGAGGACGTCCAGTAAACAACATGAGTTTTTCTTGAGATAAGTCAGGAACGCAGTTATATCCGAACCATTCACTAAGGAGTTGGATTTTTTCTTTATCCCCATTATAGATGTCTCCTATGAAATTATTCCATATATCAGAGTAAGCATCCTCATCAAAGTCATATGGAAAAACATTGAATGAAAATAACTTAGGTGTAGCATTGTGCATTTTAATATTGCCATTGATATATTCTTGTACATCTAATATACCATTTTGAAAAGCAATTAAATTCACAGGGTCAGGATAATCAGTTTCTTCTAACCAAACAGGCGGGTCCTTGATAATAGGACACCAATGACTTAGTGCATCTACAATATCAGTGACTTTAGACCGTGTTGACTTATACGGTTCTATAATAATCTCACCCTTTGCATTAGTTTTATAATATGATTTATCCTGTAGGAATTTATAAAGTTGTCCCCTGAATTGTTCTGATGTTAAAATTTCATAATGATTCGTTTTGTACTCTACCCATTGACTGCGATAGTTACGAAGGAGCAGTAGACCATCTTTAATCTTTTCTTGTTGTAACCATGTATGAGCTATTGTATGAGCAATATCATCCTTGAATATATTAGGATTGTCCGTTGTACTGCCGGATGTTTTTATATAGGACAATAGCTCTTGTTGTGTCGGCTTCCATTCCCGCAGGTCATTAATTCCTTCAGGTGGTAAAATCTTTATGGCTGATTTGCAAGATGTTTGTAGCATCTTAAAAGTAGTATCCATACCTTTAATACCGACATCATCATTTTCCCCAATGATAACAACATCTTTACCCGCAGTTAATTTTGCAAGTAGCTCTAATCCACTTGTAGCTGATGGTTTACCTATAGCTGTGAATCCTATATCATGTGCATAGGCAACGTCAGACGCTCCTTCTACAATTAATATAGGAAACTTAGACGGAATCAGGAGTGTTTTACGTGGGCCGAGATTCCCTTCGGGTCTAAGTATATGCAAATAACCCAATTTGAGGGCTTTTGTAGACCCTTTGGATATACGAACACACACAACGGCTTTGGGATTGGCGGTATTCGTAGAGTCAATAAGGCATCCATCGGACTTTCCACAAATTGGACAGGAAAGTTGTTTAGAAACTCTGGTCCAGTTTTCTTTTCCTGATTTGTATCGAAACTCATGTGTATATTCCCTATTAATAATATAAGTTAATCCACGTTTGGACCCTTTTTCCATCATTTTTTTACCATCGAGCAAACGTAGATTCAATCCAATTACTTTTCCTTTTTCATTTCGTTCAGGAAAAACCCAAGCCTGGGATTTCGGGGCTACTCCAACTTCTAATTGAGTTAAAGTATCAACCGAAATCCCAAGCTGGTCCGCAAGGAGTTTCCTAAGTTGGGGAAATTGTTCAAGATTGTTCTGGTATATCCTATGAAGTTCATTCATTTGGAATTAACTCATTTATTCTACAATAGTCATTACAGGCATCAATGGCTTCTTGTTCTGTATTATAGGGTCCATATTCATCAACCCAACATTCATCCCAAAAATACCATTTGCCGTCTTTATTACAATGTATCGGGTTTGAATTTTCCATTAGAATCTCAATATATCAACAAAAACACGTTCTTTAACTTGGAACCATTCCTCCTTTGTTACTTTAGCGTCTGGTTTATTAGGTACAATCTCTTGTAGAGCGTTAAGCCATGCCTGTGATAGTTTTTCATCCGTCATACCTTCAATCCACAAGTCCTTATCTAAGCAAGCGTTCCAGGCTTCTTCTTTAGTGCACTTACCGGATATAGTAGGAGCAGGGGCAGGATTTTTCTTTGGTGCTTTTGGTGGAGCTTTTGATGGAGTTTTTGACGGAGCTTTAGCAGGGGCCTTACCCTTGAGCTTAGAGGCATATTTAGCTTGTAAGGCTTTCAATCCATCAGCATCAAGTTTACGGACAGTGCGACCAGGCGAAGCGTCATGTTCATCTATCCATTCGACCTTATAGGTCTCATTCCCTTCATATATATTTTTCTTTACACGGAATTGAAGTTCGACACCTTCAAAAGGAATATTGTTTAAGTCTATAAATGAAGCCCCGTCCCAGCCAAATATTTTTTCTATCTGCTTAAAACTTAACGTCTGTCTATTCTTTCCATCAAAAAGAATCAGCCAAGCTGTAGTATCTTTTTCATCAACTTCTGACCAGTTTACCCATTCTTGTTCATCTTCATCATAATATTCATTGGCCTTTAATTGTAGCTCAAATTGTGGATAACCACCTGAGCTTTCTGTAACAGACCTATCTACTACTATACCACGAAATGTACCTTCTCTATCAATTAGACTCATGATTTAGTCTCCTATTTCACATGTAGGACAATGTTTTGTTTTTAACACTCCATGTTTACACCGCAATCCTTTTTTGATTTGGGTCTCCTTAATTAATTCTACCATTTTTTCATTAGCCACTTGATTACATATAGCCATTTTTAACGGGTCACCATGACAGAATTTAAATTTTAGCCCACTTCCACAGGGGCATTGTTCATTACGACCTGGTTTATTGGATTTTGTAAGTTTAATCATCGCTTAGCACAAGCCTCCCTTCTTCATCTACCTGAAGCCCTTCTTGATTATCCCTTTGGAAACATAAACTGCCATATGCTATCATCATTTTGTTTTTCAAAACTGATGCGGTCCTCTGTAAGTGTTCGTGATTTAGCCCGAAGATAAACCTCTGGCTGAGTATAAATAACCCTGGTTGTATCCCCAGCAATTTTTTTATCATCACTAACAAAGGCATCTTTGTAGCCAATATGAAAGATGTGGTCAGCCCATTCACAATAGAGTCCCTCAATGTCCCATTGTTTGTCCCGATGTAGTCGCAAACCAGTGCGAAGAAAATCTTCACCCGCTGGATTTGGTACACTGTGAATGGCTGATTGGGCAATTAAGACTACATTTATGTTCTTATGTATCAGATTATCACAATCTTGAAGAATAGATTTCATAGCCTCATAAAGATGTCTATAGCCTTTATTGTATCCATACCCTACAATATTTGTGACCTGTTTTCCCTTTTCTGTAGGTACGGTCCGAACTACGAAGTCTACAGCTAAATCCTGTAGAAGTGTAATTGTATCAACTACAATCGTTTTGTTATTCTTAAATAAAGACACATTCTGCAAGACCTCACGTACATCTTCATAAGTCTTTACACCACTGATTCGTTGTAAGTCTTTGTTGGTAATCGGATGTTTAATTTCACGCCCGCCTTCGTCTAAACCAATCCATACAGGTGTGGGAGCAAGAGCAGCTAATGTAGTTTTACCAATACCAGTGTCTCCATTTATGATAATCCTTTTTCCATACCCTTCTGAACTCCATGCTTCTACTGCAAATTTACTTTTACGTGTTGGTGGTCCGGCCATTAATTTTTCTCCTATCTTGCCATTCTAAATTAGTTTTACGAAATGGATGAAATGGACAATTTTTATCATCGCACTCTCGTATTTCTTGCACATCACACCCCGTACAATATTTACAAAAATCATTCATACAGTCCCCTATCTTTTTTTATATCATCCTCTTGGTTTATTTTTTCATTCCAGCATCGTTCGCATAACCCATCACATGTTGGAATATTATCTTTGCCACAACAAAAGCATTCGCCCCAATTATCTAAGTCAAAATATCGCATTATTTTATCTCAAACCCCTCTGGTGGATTTTTAACATCTACAACAACATTATTGTAACATATCGGAATATAAGGACAATGAAAAGTGGCTTCGCATTGCGATTCATTCCCAAACCAGCCATTATTGTTTTTCATCAATCGAATAGTATGATAGATATTAAAAAGTTGACGGTGAAATCGTTCATAATCAGCATCAGTACGGGGTATTTCTTTACGAGCAAAATAAAACTCAGGCCGTTGAGTTATGTCTTGCAATAATCGAGCACCGAACATTTTCGGTGTTTCTCGTATGGAAAAGGTTCCTTCTTTAGCTCCTGGTTCGATTTTGGCAGGTCTACCATTTACTTCCCATTCCCCTCTTGGGTATGAGATTGGTCTGGCACAATCTTTAACAATTTTAAACTTCTCTCCACAATATTTGCCAGTCTCTACAAACCGCTTACTGTCGGATTGTGACAGTTTCTTAGGTTTAATTTGTGGTTTGTGCCATACATCATATTCGACAGCTACATTATCATAACCCATTTGTTTAAGAGCATAGGGGTATAATGTGGTTTGAGTATCAAGTGAAAGTCGATTCCAATAAGTAGAATCAGTGTCAACAGATTTTGTAGTTGACTTTTGTTCACGAATAAGATAGCCCCCTGTTTTTTCTATTATCTTATCAATTTTACCCACAAGTATAGCCTGTAATTTTTTTCCTGTTTTTGGAGATAATAGTGGCATCTCAAATTTTACTTCTGATTTAGCTAATTTCTCTTGTTCCTCTCCCCAATGCCATTTATAACCAATAAATGAATACAGAAGTATAACCCGCTCTGTTTCCCATTCATCTATAGTCTTTGATAAGGGACATTCTTCATAGGCTTTATTTAAATATTCAGCCACTTTATCCATATCCCATAATTCAAGCAGCTTGTGCCAATGTGTGCCCATCCTTAAAGATTCTGTTTCTTCAATAGGGCGTAGTCGTAAAACATAATTATAATAGCATCGCATCGGACAGGCTTTAAAGTCTTGTATTAATGATGTTGATAATTTAAGCATTATAATATCTCCATTTCTCTATTTCAAACCCAAAACATAAAAAATTAACTGTAACGCTAAAACATGTACCTATTGTAGCATCATATAATCCCCACCAAATGCTGAAGGGTAAACTCCACTTATTCCAATTAGTAAAAATGTAAAATGTATATTCTGGATTTTTGCCCCATTGTTTAATCATTTTTTATCTCCGCAATGGCTTCATTTATTTTAGATTTTAAATCTTCCAAAACCCTAACAGCATGGTTCTGTATATATTTTTTTTTCTAAAGATGACGTTAGAGATGATAGCCTATATTTAGATACCGCAAAGGTCGCACCCCAATTAGATAAAAAATACAATGTGTCGCAATCTCCATGTTTTTGTTGCTTGCTAAAATATTTATCTATTTTTTTCATTATACCAAGTCCTTCATATAATGTTCAAGTTCATTTATTCCATGTACTACAAAATATAAACCATTAGTAGCTCGTACATCTCGCATACGTTTTTGTTGACCTATACTCAATCGACCACCTCTGCCTCGTTTGCATTCAATCTCAAAATGGATACCATTTGAGAGTATTCCTATTATATCCCCTGCATTTACTATACCATAGGTTCCCCACTGGCCGTGAATATTCTGAAATGAGCCAGCATCATGTCGATTGTGGAATATATTATGTTGTTTTAACCAATCTTTACATGCTGTAAGAACTTGGGCCTCTGTTAAATCCGGCACATCTACAACCGGATGCGTAGGAATAGACCCATCTTTAGCCCCACTACGTTTAGGTGGTTTACCCTGACGAATACAATATACGGCATCAGCAAAGTCATTAAATTTTTGAGCTTTAGTTTGACGTTTCATTTAAGCATATCCATAAAAAAATTATTCGGCAGGTCTCTTAATGTAGTTTGTATTAAGTCTCCTATTTCCCAAAATGCAATGCCTTTAAATAATTGTAATGTGCCGCAGCGTTCACATTTATATAATCGTCCTTTGCATATAAATTTTCTTCCTTCTCGGATATACATCCTATTATAAGAGGTATTTCTATTAAAACCAGCATGACCTTTTATAACACAAATCAGTTGTTTAAAGAATTTTTTCATTTCTTATATACCTTACTCAATTCACCTTCGGCAGCTAAGGGTAATCCTTCGGCCCATTTTGGACCTTTGGACATAATATCAACCACAGATTGTAACTTTAGTTCTTTATCCATTTCTGGAATAACGGAAATTATCTCATCGTGTGCATGTAGCACCACTGGATAACCAGCCGCTTCACATTCTAAAATCCAACATCCAAGCAGGTCCCTTGCTATAGCCTGGACTATATTTTCTGCAATAGAACCACCCCATAAATGTCCCCAATGCCATCGAATTGTAGAATAACCACCAGCTTGAGCAAGGCGACAGTGCCGATAGATTAAGCATCGGCCTGATGGTAATTGAATATAGATGTTACCATTTTGATTCCACAATGTTAATAAAGGACCACCATATTCAGGTCTAAGAGGATTGTGGTAATATCTTTTTTCATGTGGGTATTTTATCACCCACCTAAACATTTTTTCTACAATTTTCCAAAATTCCGGTATCATCTTATAAGTAGTGCGATAAGTTGTAATAAGTTTTTTAATAAAACTAAAATCATATTCTCCACTATCAAACAATGGTCTTAGGTCGCTGTTTTCTCGACATCGTTGATAAAATTTTTGAGCACCCATCCCATAACCACAATTTGCACATATTAAATTTCCAGCTTGAAACCTTTTATAATCGCCCGAATACAGGATGTCTGCTGTTTCTAAGATTTTCAATTCTGGTTGTGAATCTGAGATTACCAGGTTCATATCCTCTATCGTTATTAATCCGGTCAATTTCAAGTTCTGGATTATCCCATCCTGATAATGTTGCCAAATATTCAAGAAAAGCAACTCTATTTGAGACCCATTCGGGCCAGACTCTAATACCTCTAAGACCATATTCAGGAGTTGGTCTGTTTTCACATCTGCTAACGATTGAACAAATTCTATCAAGCAACCTACTTTTATGTGGTTCTTTAACAAATGTTTTATAGCCCTGAGTTTTACCGGATGCTTTTTTAGCACAGACATTACAGCGTGTAGATTTTCCTCGGACCAAATTATCTCTTGTTGGAGTAGCCTCTCGACCACAGGAGCAACAACATTTGATGGACTTAATCCCACCACATTTGCCGTAGTTAATTGTTGTAACTGTAAGTTGTCCGTATCTACTTCCAATTGTTGGTTGTTTATGTTTAGTTCGTGTGCTGTAATCCATCCGTCCTTTTGCAAAATTTCGTGTTCTGGTGTCATCCATACATTGTTTACTCTTAGACATTGTTTTTTTCCTTGATATTTTACACCTTGATGATTTATCCAGTTTATTCCATCCCATAGTTTATCATTAAGGGAAATATTTTCAATTGATTTCCATCCATTATCAGTTAATATCGGAGTTCCAAATGCTAAACAACCTAAGATAGCATCTTTTCCAAATCCTCTACGGATTTTAAGAACCTTTTTATCAGAATCACTATCATTTTCAACGGGTTTTCTAACTTCACTGCGAAAAAGTCGCGTAGCAAAAACTGAATAAATATCTTCTCCTTTAGTAAATCCATCCAATAAATCTTTTTGTCCGGCCAGCCAAGCTAATATTCTGGCTTCTATTTGTGAAGAATCAACTATTCCAAATACAGGACTATAAAGCAAACCCCGTATTTCTGCAATCAAAGGGTCAATACCTGCTCCTGTTCTACCACGTCCACCAAGATTTTGTAAATTGATTTTTTCTCCACCGCTCCAACGTCCGGTATGTCCACCGTAGTAATGTAGAGGAACACGGAGTTTTCCACCCTCTACACGGGCTTGATTAGCCATATTATTAATGCGTTTTATATGTAACGGCCAGGATTTTATTGCAAGTCGGGCTTGACATAATTGTCTAACGGACTTATCTTTATGCCCAAGCAATCCCTTCATTCCATCATCCTGTTGGGCCAATGCTGGCATCATTCCTTTTATACCAGTAAGTTTAATCATATTCTTAGTTGGTTTTCCTGGTTTTAATGGAAGTTCTTCATCACACCAGCAATGTAAATAATCTTTGAGAATTTTTGCAAACGACAATGTGCCAGAAATATCCTTATTAGAAAAACCAGTATCTTGTACGATTTTATCTACCCGCTTTTCCATTTTCGATATAAGTTTTTTGGCCTTTTCAAAATCAAATTGTATGCGGGGATTAAGATATAGACCGAGAGTATGCCTGGCAAGAGGTATCTCCATAGCCGGATTTGTAACCATAGGTAAGAGAATCTTGAACAAGTCGGCTTCGATTCCAACATCCCCAAGCGTATATACCTGTAGGTTATCTCGTGTGTGTCTATCCATTTTTTCATAATGTAATCCTTTGAATTGTTGAGTAATGCCTTTTGGTTTTAACCCAAACATCTTGGCCAAATCTTTAAGATGGTGTTTCATTCTGGCATCATAATGTCGAGCTAAGTCTACAATATCAATAATATATTCTGGTACGATACCAAATTTAGTTTGAAGAATTGTGGCATCAAATTTAGCATTTTGTATTACAACGGTAACAGCATCAAAATTTATACCACATGTAGTTTGTAATCTACCTATAGCTTCATATGTATTTTCTGACCCACCATAAAATGTTAATGGTAAGTCTCCATTAACAGCAGTATTTAATAATTGATACCCTACCCCTGTGAATTCAAACATACGGTGTCGTATATATTCAATAGTGGACATTTTACTAAGTGAATAATCATTATCAAAGTATGTCTCAAAGTCAATTACAAGACATTCTATAGGATAATCAATAGATTGTAAAACCTCTTGATAGGTCATAATCCTTTTTCTGAGTAAACTGTATAAACAGCCATTATAACTACCATAACAAATATTAAAATAACAAGTTTCATTTTTCCTTGTGCCATTTCCAAAAATTACATACGTTGATAACCAAACCAGGCAAGGTTATCACAAGTAAACCGTACATTTTTGCATCTATCGCTACATAAGTCCATAGTAAACTGCCAATTATGTGAAGTATATACCCCCATTTATTCTTACAGCCTACTACATATTTGGCAAATAACTCAAATAGTCCGGCGAAATAGTCCATTATCTAACATCTTCTAAATTAAGTGAATCGAGGTCTGAAATAGGACCATTATTTTTACGTTTTTTATCTTCATAAGGAGCAGCTACCATACGGTATAATTCAAGTTTGGCACATTCGAGTGCACCAATAGCTTCATTTATATGTTTGTAGCATAAACCACGTCTTTCAATATAGGCATGAACAAGTTTTGTGACAGCAAAATTTAATTGTCCTGGATTTGCAGGAACAACACGAGAAACACCATCAAAACAAGCTCTTGTATAATCTTTTATATACGGCATTATATTCTCCTTCCGCTTCTACGGATTAAACCCTGTTTATAAAGTTGTTTATATTTACGTTCAAATTGAGCAAATGTAATACGCTTTGTTGCCAATTGCCAACGAAGTTGTTCTTCTTGACGAGTGATTTGTCTTGGCCGTCTTTCGCTACCTTTAGACATTAGCGATGTTTCCTATATTGGTATGACCCACGTGGGTCCTCTCGTAATCCAGCGTACATTTTACTACGTCTTTTACGGCGTGCATATCGCTCTTGTTGATTGATTCTATGTCGTTTATTATGGTCCGGACTATGCGACACTCTTTAATCTCCAGCCTGTACGGATATTACCTACAACTTCACAATTGTCGATTCCTTTTTTAAGGATATTCTCAAAATAATTACAACAGTGTTCAATTCGCTTTGGTCCTATTTCTTCCCTAAGATATTTCCACCAGAGATAAAAAGTATAGTTAAGGGATTTTCGTATCATAAAATCCTTATAAAAAAGATTGCCAAGTTTAAATCGTTTTTGAATATGGTAGGGTAAATAGGATAAGTCCTCTTGCATAGGCGGCTTCAAACAATCATAAAATCGAGAATAGACCTGTTGTACCTGACTTGATTTGTTTATACGAAGTCTTGTTATAATATTTCGTAATCTATCATGTAAAGCCTGTACCTCTTTATAACGTGCGATTGGTGATTGTCTCATTATCTATTCCCTAATTTTTATTTAAACCTGCTCTTGTGGTATTTTTCTTTAACACCACATGGCATTACTTCATGATATGGTATACCATCAAGTACAACAGCAGCAGAGAGTATCGGTCGCTCTTTTATGTGTCTGCCATAAGCAAATTGCCAAGCATCTACATCAATACCACATCCGGTATCAAGTGCAAAGATACGTTTAAGTGGATTGGCACGCCATTTAACACCACTGCGGCTATGCATATGGCCCATGCAAACTGACATGAGCATTTTACCAGCAGCATTCCATGCAGGATGAGTCCCACCCATAGCTGTACCATGAAAGTAATATACATCGTCAATAATATGGTCGTGTTTCCATTTCCAATTAGGTGTTTTCCACGCCTCTTTATGTGAACGAATGAATTTAGAAGGAATATTTACTGATTCGGCCAATCGAATAACTCGTTCATCATGATTCCCAATACATACTTTGGCCTTTGGGAATACCTTATACCATTTCTGTATTTTTCGTTTTGTTAATATACGTTCATCATTTGGTCCAGGACAATGGGGATTGTTAGCATGAAAACTAATAGCTTGAAAATCAGCTACATCACCGATAAAAACTACTTTATTACAATCCCAATCTTCATACAAATCACGACAAAAAGCAAGATAACCTGGATGAGAAACTGGTTCATGGATGTCGCCAATAACTAAAACTCTATTAGCCATTTATCAATTCCCTTAATGCGTTAACTGCCTGTGTTTCTGTAGCAAATACAATTACTGGTTTATCAGTTGCAATCGCATATTTTTTCTCTATTAAGCATCCACCATAAACATCACCATCTGGAGCATAGATTATGACCCCATCACATCGGTCAATAATCTGACAATCAACAGTAAGAATTTGTTCTTCTGTTATGTAACCATTTTTATAGGCCAATTGAACAAACACATCATGTGCACCTGGCACATAAAGCTGTAATCCAATAATTTTTTGACGGATAGAATGTGCCATTGCTATTGCCGTCAAGCAATTATTTTGTATGGTTCTATCCGTAGCTTTATCTCCATCTTTTCCACGAATTGGATGTGAAAAGTAAAATTTCATTGTTCCTACTCCTAATTAAAATTTTACGTCTTGTAAATTGGCCCAACGCAAATTGGTCCCATATAAATTGGCCCCTTGTAAATCGGCCCCTTGTAAATTGGCCTTATATAAATCGGTCCAACATAAATTGGCCTCATATAAATCAGCCCCTTGTAAATCAGCCCCTTGTAAATCAGCCCCTTGTAAATTGGCCCTTTGTAGATTGGCCCTTTGTAAATCAGCCCCATGTAAATCAGCCCCATGTAAATCAGCCCGCTCACCACCAGGTTGATTGCTGAGCCACAGCTTATGCTTTTTCAGTATTTCTTGTAGGTTCATTTTTTGTTCTCCCTTTTAAGTTTGTGTTGTAATTCACATGCACCATCCAATAAGCAGTGTCTACATTGTCCAAGACATTGTTCATAACACTTGCGTTCCTGCTTTGTGAGCTTTTTCATTCAAACCAACTCCCTATTGATATGCTTTGTATTAGAACAGCTTGTTGGCTATTCATTTCTTTGATGTCTTTCGCCAGCTGTCTGACTGCTTCATTGTCGTTGGTCACAATTTCAATAATAAGAGATTGCTCTGCTTGATTCTGCCGATACCCCATTGCTTTAATTAGAATAAAGCCAGGAAAAAATTTGTTGCATAATTCGGTTATACCTTTTAGGTTTACGTTTTCAGTTAATATTCTATATAACATTTTTGATTCCTCTTGACCTACTTGTTATTTTATCCTTGTTTGTCATCGTGGACGGTGGTATCATAGCCATCTTCATCCTCTACAAATTCTGGTTCTGGTTCTGGTTCTTGTTCTGGCTCTGGTTCAAAATTGAAAACAGGTTTTGGTTGTGCAAATGGTTCCGCAAATCTATCCTCAAGTGTATTACGTGCTTTGTCAATAGCATCTATGATAGTGTCAATGTGGGCACGGGTAAAGTCATATTGCGGAAAACCCAAATTGCCCACTAAACGAAAATCAGCCAGCAATTTCTCCATACGTTTTTTAGCCAGACGTTCAAATTTTTCTCGTTTCGTTTCTTGCTGGTTCATTATTCCTACTCCTATTAGAATCTTGTGCCTTGTAAATCAGTCCCACATAAATCAGCCCCTTGTAAATCGGCCCTACGTAAATCAGCCCCTTGTAAATCAGCCCCTTGTAAATCAGCCCCTTGTAAATCGGCTTCTCGTAAATCGGCCCTTTGTAAATCAGCCCCTTGTAACTTAGCTCCACATAAATCAGCCCCTTGTAAATCAGCCCCACGCAAATAGGCCCTATATAAATCGGCCCCATATAAATCAGCATTACGTAAATTGGCCCGCTCACCACCAAGTTGATTGCTGAGCCACAGCTTATGCTTTTTCAGTATCTCTTGTAGGTTCATTTTCTGTTCTCCCTTTTAAGTTTGCGTTGTAATTCACATGCACCATCCAATAAGCAGTGCCTACTTTGCCCAATATTTTGTTCATAACTCTTGCGTCCCTGCTTTGGGAGCTTTTTCATTCAAACCAACTCTCTATTG